ATTCAACAATGACATGAACATCCTCATCAAGCATATCCTTACCTACATCAATATAGAGTCTGTCCTGTCTCATATTAAATCTGAACTGAACAAAAGAACCATTGTTCAATATCATATCCATACTCTCCATCCACTGCTTAACCATATAATAGTTAAGGAAGTCAAGAGAACCTACAGCATATAGATCATTCAAAAAGATTTGATACTCTATACCAAAAAGGTTATTTCTAATTGCATTACTAGCAAGACCAAATACTTTAGATACACCAACAACATCCGCAGGTAAATCAAGATACCTATCCCTCACTTCCCACACTGTAGTGTTAGGAGCAGTACCTAAAGTGGTTGTGGTATTCTGTGTTTCAAACTTTGTTTCATCATCAGCAGTAAACTTATGCTTCATGTAAGCAAGTTCAACACCATCATAATGTCTCATACGATAGTATTGAAGAGCATCATCAATTGAGTCCTCAATCTGATCGTCATCTACGTTGATCTCTAGGACTGGGAATCCCAACTTTCTCAAACAGTAATCCTTTAGTTGAGATCTACTGGCAGGTTCAGCCATACCATTATACCTATAATTTCCTAGAGGTATTTATTATACTAAAAACGTAGTAAGAAAAGCGTAACCAATTAACCAAGCACATAATCCACCAAGTACCTTGTAATACTTACGGATAGGTGTGCCAAAATACTGTTGACCAATCATCAAACACTTATGTGCTGGTGATAGTAAATAACCAGAATACTCTGTAGCAAGAAACCATACAAGGTATTGAGGTCCAAAAATTATTACAAGAGCAGATGTCATACCAGCATACTTACCTGATGATCCCATGATCCACGCTGCAATTGCTGCAACAATAGAAACAGGAATAATCATATCAGGAGATGCACCCTTCAAATACTCCATGACTGGGCCATGTATCTGTTTAACTACACCACCCAATGCTAATACCACAGTAGCAATAATAGCGAAGTTACCATCAAGATACTTACCCCAATTCCAGTCCTTACAAATGATACTATAATAACATGCCATACCAAAGAACCAAGGAAAGAAGAATATTGCTCCTGCTTTACCTACACATAGTAAGAACCACAGTGTTGCAATAAAAGGAGCCCATCCTCTCAATGCTCTCTTCCAATTAAAGTCTTGAATATATTCTAAATTAGGTACAACTGATTCAGGATCTACTTTAGAAAAGATATACCACCAAGTATATCCTAAACAAATAACAAGTGGAACTATAGTGTATCCAAGATAAGTTGTGTAACTAATACCCAATGCTGCCATTGGTAATACCACTGTCTTCTCTAGTGGTGACCACCAATAGTAATGATGTGTTGAAAGGTAATCAATGATACCAAATGCACTTCTCTTTCTCTTATCAGGTGGTGCTATGGCATCTAGTAAAGGAGCTGATAGTGCAACCCTACCAGGAATAGGTAATACACCACCGAAAATACTAGTAAGAATAATAAGGATGCGGTTATCCTTGACATACTTTTTAATTAAAGAGTATACATCATCCAATACATGATAATTTCTAATAAAACCACCAAGGATCATTATCCCAAAAATGTAACCCATGTAGAGTTCATTCTTTAATATTGCCTGTAACATAATTAAAATTGATAACCATTCTAAAAGGAGCATTGGTACATGTAGTACCTGCATGTTTCAAGGTGTGTGGAAACGTCACAAATCTATTCATAACAGATTCAACTTTAGTTCCATCCTCAAAAACTGTATAACCATCATTGGTATTCATATAGAGTATAGATGTCCTCACACAATCAGGAGTATCATCATCCTCTATATCTATATGTAGACGACCTACTTGAACCTCTTTTGTGGCCAATGATAGGTTAGCTTTGATCCTCATTATAGCAACAGGATTGAGTTTTCGCAACACAGGAACTACAATACCAAAGGTACTTGGTTTATGTTGATGCATATTATGAAACGAATGACACAATTGCATGTTACCAGGAACACCATCACTACTAACTATAGTACTTAAGTGCCAATCAAATTGATGTTCTTTCATATGATTAAACACCTTGAAGAATTCTTCTTCTGGTAAGTAATTATCAATTATATCAATCATTTTTGTATTAATAAAATGTATATTCCATTCCACCATGAAGATTGATCTTCTGGAATAGATGTAAGAATTTTTCTTTCAAACAATACGTTTAGTTTTTTATGTTTAACTAAATCCTCTACTGATTCTACCACACCAGGCATATTAGCATCATCTACTAATAAGATGAATTCATCTTCACAGAATTGAAGAAGGTGATTTATATTCTTATACTGTTGTAATGGATCATGATCAGCATCATAAAATATAACATTACATTTCTCTGGTACAGTTATATCAATAACTTTACCTTCAAGTAATTCAAAATCATATCTCTTATCTGGCCACCAAGGTGGTTGTAAGAATGCTTTCTTGGGATCCTTATGTCCTACAAATTCAATATCATCTCTCCAAGGAGCATATGCTTTTTCAAAATCATCAATAGCATATCCTTTGATATTATTATTTTGCAATGCTGAATAGAAAGTACCACCTGCGTAGACACCAACCTCAAGATACTTTGTTCCTTCGTAGGAACATATATTATTTAAAAAGTTTCTAGTAATGTCAGAAGTTAATGCTTCTATTGATACTCCAGTATAGTTACTTTCTTTTTTCTCTGCCTTATCAATAGAATCTATAATGAATGGAATTTTAGGATGTACTTTATTATTTCCTTTACCAGATTCATATACCTTATCACAATAATTACATTTCCAACAATTAAATTGGCATGTCTTAATCTTCTCTCTCCATACATCAATAGGTCTTTCCTTGAGATCTACATCCTCAATATAATCTTTGTATTGTGGAAATAATATATCCTTATCTAATGCCCACCTATTAATAATATCCATTGACTCCATGAGTCTAGATGCAGATTCTCTACCATGCATTTTAAATACATCAATACCTAGATCTAACATTTCTTCCCAATCTTCTTTCCAAGGTGGTAGATTTGCTGCCTTAAGTGATGCTGCACCATCAAGTGCATCCCATTTACTACATGATATCCTACTAATCCTACTATTAAAATACTGAGGATCATCTACATTTCTAGTATTATTATAATGATAATGCTCAGGCATTATAGGGCAATTACCCCAACATCCTTCATTAACTAAAAGAGATATCTTAACTGGATAACCTTTCTCTGCACAGTATTCTTTTGCTTCCTTTATTTCTATCAGTCTATTTCTATCTCTCATCAAATCTCTATCAAGATTGATGTAATGGAATCCTGCTCTTGCTAGTTCAACTATCTCATTAGGTCTAGTAACTTCTCTTAGAATAGTATTCTTAATGTATAACTCAGGATATTCTTTCTGTATCTGCCCTGTCATTACCCATGATGTATGTGGCAATGTAACTATCTTAATTCCCAGATCATATAACTGTTTAAAATTTACAATCCATTCATCCAATCCTTTCTGATCTGGTCTAACGTAAATGTTATTAAAGGTTGCTGATAAAGGTATACCACTTTCCTGACTCAACCAATTTGCCATTCCAATAACATCAAGCTCCATGTCCTGAGACATAAAAACTTCACCCATAGCATCCTGAGTAAAGGGAGGCATTCTACAGGTGAAATATAAATCAAAAATATAATCCTTATTTCTAATTAAGAAATCTAAGAATTTTGTTTCAATAAATTGTGGATCAAACTTTGGATTTATCGGTAGGCTAAAAACCTTATCCATCACTTATTTTAAGTTGATTGTTCTCTATTTCTTCTGTTAATAGAGGACTTTTTGGACTAGTATTTTTATCTAGATATTTAATTTCTGATTCTGCATTCAATCTCATTTGATCTATTCCAGTACTAACAACTCCACTAAATCTCATTGCAGCATTGAATGCTAACTTCTGATGCTCCTGTGGCATCTGAAGAATTGATTCCATATTTCCTTGGTTTATAGTTCCAGAAGAAAGCATATCAACAGCAGACTGTTTTGCCATTCTAGCAATCCAATACTTATCTTCTTCACTAGAATCACCATTTAAATATTGTCTAACCTCTTCTTCATTTCCCCCACATTCTTCTTTAACATAATCTAAGAAAAATCTCATCTCCATTTCATTTTGAAGCATTTTCTTTTCCCAGACTTTCATATCAATCCAAGCTAAATCAATATCACATTGAATCATCTCCTTCTCTAAAGGATCATCTGATTCATCTCTCTGTTTTGTTAATTGCTTAATATGAATTTCTTCTTTTCTTCTACTAACTTTAATTTTTTCTAGAGAATGTTTTCTAGCACCTATCTCTAAACATGACTGTCTAATAGCAGCATACTTTGTCGGATTTGATTCCGCAACATAATTTACGCATTGATATTTTGATTGTGGGAATACTGCGTTGTAAGAATTATCAATTAACCATTCATCATATTCATCTTTATCCGATGAACGTAGGCTTATTTCTTGACGCATCATATTTTCTGGTGAATCCATCGCTTTCATACTTATTCAATTCAGTAGCATCTTTGTGACCCAAATCAGCCCCAAGATAGTTTTCATATATTATATTTATCTGTGTTACTGTAGCACTATTTTCAATGTCTGTCAATAAAGATGCGTTATATGGATCACCTTCTCCTTCATCAATTCCCAATTGAACTATCATCTTAGCAACTTGCTTCATTACTGTGAGAGTCTTTGCTCTCATATCATCAGTAATATCTATTTTAGTTTTTGTTGAATACTTATCAATGTCACTATCACCAACCCACTCACTTCTCTTTTCTCTTGTATCACCCCAACAACGACTTGCTTCAATAGCAGTTTCTTCATCTACTATATCTTCAATAGGTTTAGATGATTTCAGTGGTGCTATATGAGTATCATAATCTGCTTCCTCACATCCACATATAGCAAACTTGCCATGTGAAGTATGATGTGTTAATGGTGAATCATTACCAGAACTGAATACAGCTGGCAAATCTTTCAAGTCTGCGAGAAAATACTTTTTAGCCATTGTTCAAATCTTTCCTGTATTTAGTATGAAGGTGGAGTAACACCATACGTGGTGTTAACAAAGTTAGAAGCAGATCCACAACCAGCAGAAGACATTCCAGCATGTCCTTTTGGTTCCATAGTATTGTTACCTTGACTCCATGTATCACTAGTATAACTCATCTTATATGAATTGTTATTCTGAGCACCATTATATTGTCCTAAACAATATCCTTTAAAATTACCCATCTGATAATTCTCTTCACCAGAGTTCTCTACGTTCCATATATTAATCTGAGCACCTGTATAATCATCTTGCTTACAAATAGCAGTACCACAGTTACCTTGGTTCTTGAAGTAAGTCATACCATTATAACTAGAATTCGCTTTACCCCATCCATTAGTTCCAGGTTGTGTGCCAGGCCATCCATACCAAGTATCATTAGAATATTGGTAATAATATCTTGAACTATCAACACTAGTCCATCCTCTCAATCTTCCTTGAGCAGAAGCAGTATAATGACCTCCAGAAGGACATCCAGCAGCACCACTACGACTATGACTATTCATATTAAATCTATCAACAGTACTGTTACTACCACCCATAGTATAAAGGTTCGCACCCTCATGATGATAATCCATGAAGACACCTAAGTCTTCTTTATCAGATCCCATAGTATTGGCCATATTAGTACCAGACTCATTACTCATCTGCATTCGCCAAGCATCGTTGTTAGTTCCAGCATAACCATTATCCAAACCAAAGGTATAGAAATGAGTATCACTATGACCACCATCAATATATGATCCATTCCAACCCATCTTATCACCTAAGTCAGTTGTAGAATCATTACTATGTTGTGTCCTATTTACATTTTTCCAAGGACTAGAATCTTTATAACCACCACCCACGAATCCGTGAGTAATGATTCTGGATCTTTCCCACATACCACACCTATTGGTTCCAGAGGCATTTGTACCTCTGGAGTTAGGCATGGCATGACCTATGATTGCTTGACCAGCTCTATGTTGTGCCATATTCTATTCCCTAATTATGTGTAGTAGTTGTAAGAAACATAAACATTCCAGTTACCATCATCATCTTTAACTAATGTAAATGTATATACATCCCATGCGTTTGCAGTTCCAGTAGGAGCACCAAATCCACCTAACCATCTTTCTGATACGTTACTGCCATCAATAGTAACATCAGTCAATTTCCTTGCAGTACCACCATTCCTTGTGATTAGAGTAGCAGTTACAGACTCACCAGAAACAACATTTGATGTTAATGCGTTACCGCTATTAAATCTAAAGTTAACAACGAAGTCAGAAGTAGCATCTCCACGGAAATGATATACTTGATCATTACCTATATCAAAGTTAAAGTTACCAGTTATACCACCAGAACGATCATCTACTGCTTCTTTCAAGTTGAACTTAGACAACCCAGAAGCAGCAAGACCACCACAAGTTAATGTTCCAGGAATTGTGAAATTACCAGATGTATCATACGTTGCTGTGTTACCACCTCCTGTCTGTAATGTGATGTTAGCATTATTTGCAACAGTAACATTTGAGTTACCATGAACAATAGCAGTAGCATCAACACTAAGTGTTGCCCACTGAACTCCAGTAGAAGTAGTTTGTAAATACTGACCATTAGTACCAGTACCACCACCAGCAGTTAGTGATCCAGTTAATACTGAACCAGAAAGAGTTTTATTAGTTAGAGTCTGTGCAGACTCAAGATTAACAATGTCTCCAGCAGATGTTCCACCAATGCTCTTACCAAGTACTTGTGAACTAGTTAATACAGCAGTGTTATTGATGTGATATGCCTTACCAGAAGCAAGATCCCATGACTGATTACTTGTCCAGTTATCAGAAGAATTAACCCACTTTATTTCCTTGTTGGATCCAGCCTTCAACGTGATACCACCTCCATCGGCGGTGTCATCTGTAGGACCACCAGCACTGAATGTAGCAGCAGTAGCAGATCCAGATCCACCGAATGATGCATCAAGTGTTACAGTAGTTCCACTTAGAGTAGTAACCTTAACAGTACCACTAAGTGTTACTGAAGAACCACCACTTGTTAATGCAACAACAACGCCTGGTGCAAGATTACTTGTATCACTACAATTTGTAATCTGGTTAGAAGAAGCAGAAATATTACCAGTAAAGGATCCAGAATCAACTGAACCAAGTTCAATGTTGCGATCTTTTGCTATAACAGCAACTGAATCCACTGTTGTTGTAGATCCTTGAACTGTTAAGTCTCCTCCAATAGTTAAGTTACCAGCAATGCTGCTTAAGTTATCAACATATGTCTTAGTTGCTTTCTGTGTAGCAACCTTAACGTCACTATTCTGTGAAAGAGTTCCATCTGTTGAGAATTCATTAATAGAAGCACCCAACTGAGCACCAATTGAACCAAGTCTCAATGATGATAGACCAGTCAAGTCAAACGCAGAAGCGTCTAGAGTCGCCTTACCAGTCGCCTGTTCCACCTTGAAGAACTTACCAACGGCAAAGTTACCATCTTGGTCAGTAGAGACGTAATAAACACGTCCTGGGCGATCCTCGTCAATCTCCTGTGAAGGAACATTTGCTTGGTTTGATAAGAAAGGCCAGTTTGTTTGTGCTCTATTTCCTGTACCAACGTCTAGGAAGTCGTGTGCAGTTAGACGTACCTGTGAATACTTGTAACGAGTCTTGAATGACTGACCATCACCAGCACCAATTGTCTTCTCATCAGCAAACTGAAGTACTGTGATACCTGTTGCATCCGCAGCAGCAGCAGTAATCTTCATAAACTCGTTGCCGATCTTGATGTAGTCTGTAGCAGCAAAACCAATACCTGCTGCTTTCACCCTAATGGATGTTACAGAGTTATCAAAGTCTGCGATAACTTCATCCTGTGAAGCAACCTTCTGTTGAAGAATTGTAATTGTAGCACCAGAGTTATGTGCAGCAGCACTTGTACCCTCTTGAGCACGATTCAATCTAACAGATGACGCTGTTGGGAATGATACAACACCAAACATCTCATTACCGATGATGACGTTAGCACCAATAACCATTCCAGACACAGTATCAACTGTGACATCATGTGGTGATGAAGCACCCTGTGTGATGTTTGCCTGAATTGTTGCAGTTGAACCTGTATTATCCCACCAAGAGATTACGTCAGTACCACTATGTGCAGCACCAGAAGTACCTAATTGTGCTCTGTCTACTGTTAATGATCCTCTTCCATCCGCAGCTGAGTAACTAGAACTAGAAATAACGTATGATCCAGCATCATTGTTAGATCCATTGTCAACGTACTCAACAGAACCACCTTGGTCTGGAGCAGCTGAAAGACCTTCAGCAATAACAAGGAATCCTAATTGACCTCTAACAGCATCTGAATTATTTGCAAGAGTTGCTGTAGCACCTGATGTAGCACCAGTAATCAATTCTCCTTGTTGGAATGTTCCTGTAATTGGAATATAATAAAGCTTCTGAGCAGTAGCATTCTGATCACTTCTTAATTCACCAATAGCATTTGATGTTCCACCACTGATTCTTTCGTTTGCTTGGAAAGTTCCACTAGCAGCACCAGCAGGGTTAGTAGTAAGCATCTTACCACCAACTGTACCATTGATAGTTGCTTCAGCAGGATCAAATCCTCTAGCAATACAACCGTACTTACCATAAGATGAGTTACCAGATACAGCACGTATTCTAGCACCACCTGTAGATGCGTAAGAGATATGTGCATAATATGTGAATGATGATACAATCTCAGCAGCTGATGTACCTCTACACCAGAACCCTACACCGCCCTCTAAGACCTGTGTAAAGGCATCAAAGCACATTGACTTAAATGAAGGGGTTGGAGACCCGTCATAGTGTGCGTGAGCAGATCCATCAACCATTGCACCAACAGCAGCACCACCAATTGCAGAACAGTTCTGAACATAAGGTGACTTAGTAATTGCTGAAGCAGGGTCAAGTCTTAGATAAACACCTTTAATTGTAGCAGATTCAATATCTTTATCAGATCCAGCAGGAACAAATCCTGACATTCCTTCCATCACCAAATCCTTAAGGATGTTGTGTGTGGCAAGATAGAACATTGTTGACTCAGGGTTCGTCTGATTAGTCGCAGCACTGATATCCTTATAAGTGTTTGTATCAGTCGCATGAGACATATTGCTATTAGTAATAGCAGTAGTAATGATTGTAGCAAGTGTATTAAGAGCAGATGCTTGTGTAGCACACTTAGGGTTAGCAGTATCTGCTGTTCCACCATATGCTGTCTGACTCTTTGTGTTTCCAGCAGACTTAGTAATAGTCTGACCCTTAATTATTTCCTGACCAACTGTGTTTAGGTATCCAACAAGAACACCATCTTGTGTAGTGTTTCCTGTGATTGCACTACCACCAACATATGCAGTACCATAAGCAAATACTTTATTGTTACCACCTGCTTTAATGTTGTAAGCAAAGTCACCAACAAGTGCTTCTAGACGAGACTTAACAGTTGCCTCTGTTCCACTTACAGCACCTACGTCAGCAACGTGCTTATGATATGCTTCATGAGCAAGGAATTCTGCGTTGTTTGTAAGTAAATCAGCAGCATCTGCATGTTTATTAGAGACAACATCAACATACTTGTCGCTAGTTGTCCATAGTCCACCAGATACATTGAGTCCAATTACTTCTGTCTTAGCATCATTAACATCAAGAACTTTTAATGTTTTAGTTCCAGCAGAGTTGGAAACAACATCACCTCTTCTGAAAGAAGTTAAAGCAGCAACTGTTAATGTCTGTTGATCTGAATTTCCAGCAATTGGCTTAACAATTGTGTTTCTTATGTTGTCACCAATAATAGAAACATATGCAGGGATATGAATAGGAAGACTTTCTTCATAAACACCAGCCTTAACATATACACTAACTGGATTTGTTAAAGATGGTTTAGAAGCTCCAGTTAATGCAGTGATATAATCCATCGCATAACGAATAGTCTTAAATGCTCTAGAGATTTGAAGACCGTTATTAGTATCAAGACCAGTTTCAGCAACATAGTAAACACTAGTTGTTGTGTTGTTTGTCTCCCATCTTGGAAGTAAAGGTGAACCACCAACTGTTAAAACTTGTCCACTTGCAGCAGCTTGTTCAGCAGCAGTACCAGTTGACCCAGCTGGAAGTGCGATTCTGTTAATACCACCAGCAGCCTGATAAAGTAAGTCACCAGTTTCTTGAAGTACCTGTGCAGCAGCACCACCCTGTGCAATATAATTCCAGTAGTTACCATTGGTATCTAATTCAGGAGCTTGTGCAGCACCAGTAGTACCAGAAGTTATACAGATATAAGTGTTGGAGTTTCTGTTAACAATATCACCTTTTTGATATACTGTTCCAGATGCCCAAGCACCAGTCCACTTAAATCCTTCAACTAAAAGTTTCCAATATGTTGTATTTGTAGGAGCATTACCTGTTGTAGATGTTGTACAAACATAAGAATAACCACCATATCTAACAACATCACCTGGAGCATATGCTGTTGAAGTTGCATAATCTCCTTGAGCAGAGAAACCAGTTGTAACAACAACCCAGTTAGTAGTATCTAAGTTTGGTGTTGATGTTTGACCAGTATGATTTAACTTGGCAGAATAAGTATATCCCTTATAAGTTACAATATCACCAACTTGATATGTTGTTGAAGCAACCCAACTATCTTCAAATTTTAGACCTTCTAAGTAAGTAGAGAAATTACTATCGGAAAAAGTAGCAGCAGATGTATGTCCAGTAGTAACACGATATTGTGAGTTACCATATTTGACAACATCGTTTAATTTATACCAAGTAGATGCAGCCCAATCTCCTTTAGAGACAACACCTTCTGTGTGAACTGACCATTTGCTAACGTCAGAAGAATAAAATAAATTCTCATTTGCTGCTGATGTATGGTTCGTTGTACATACATATGCATTTGCACCGTACTTGACGATATCGTCAATGACATAAGCAGTAGAAGTGGTCCATGCCCCCTTCCAATTAAACTTAAGTCTGCCGAGTCTAAAATCTGCCATTTGTAAAAATCCTACTTAGGTCCGTTAGTTGTGTGATCATATGCTTTATTTAGTCTTGCGACTAGGTAACCATCATCGTCAATGAAATAGGTTATCCTTCTAAAGTCAAATCTAAATTGTTGGTATTTGTCATCTGGATCATTTGTCAATGATTTTGGCCCAGATGTTGTTACATACTCAGCTCCCTGAAGAAAATCTTCATATTCTTCACCGTCTGTCCTATGAAAATCAAAGACTGCATCTTCAGTAGATCTTGCTACTGTATACCAGAGCATTCCATCTGCGTCTCTACGCAGAGCATGAACTGTAAAATCATTGGAGTTAGCAACTGTTTGTTGTGTTTCTCCAGTACTTGCACTAAGATATAAAGCCATTACGCTAAGATCCTCCAGTATGTTCCGTCCCAAATAAACTGAACATAGAGTCCAGCAACATCCATAACAAACGTAGTATCAATATTTCCAAATTTATTCAAAAACTTTTGACTACCACTAGCAGTTAAAGTTACACTATTTATTGCCCAAGTTGCTTTGAAGTCAACGACTTCCAGCATATCTCCAACATGAGGAACTATACCATTTGCTTCATAAGGCATCGTGAAAGTTAATGCTGAATTTGTAGTATCAATAAGATAACGTAATCCGCAAGTTAAACTTCCACTAGAATCTTTAACTTCCCAACGAGCACGTTGTAACTCAAAACCCCCGACATCAGTACCATCATGTACAACAGCAGTCTTCTTTTCAGTATCAACTGTTATCTCAGCATTTGCACCAGTAAACTGTGCGTGTTCTGGTGTCGTGCCTTTTCTAAACTGTACCTGGGTGGTCATTTCATCTATGCACTATCATTCAAAGTATATTTATGTGTTAGATAATCCAGACCTGAGTATGTGGTGGCTGGAATAGTTGTACTTGTACAAGTCCAATACCAGAAATTCTAACATTACCACTTCCGATATAAGGAGCACGTACATATGATGGATCAGCATCACTAACATTTGATATTCTTCCAGAACCTTCATATCCAAAGGTGCGAATGTCATAACTATCTCCACTGATCGCAACTTGAACTTCTGGTTGTTCCGCAAATGTAAGTAGTGGATCTCCAGTAGTTCCTCTGACTGTGAGTACTCCACCTTGACTGAGAAGTTTGGATGTCCTTGGAGTAGCACCTTCGCCAGTAAAGGAGAAGAGCATTTGCTTCTCTTCTGGATTCCAAGTAAGAGATTCCGCTGCACCACTGAGTTTTCTAAGAGAACCAAATCCAACAAAGTCTCTTGCTGTGGTTGTGTATACATCTCCAGAAAGTCTTGTTGTACCAGAACCAATGTAAACTGGAGAGAATCTAGATCCTGCTTCTCCAGATACCTTAACTCTACCTTGACCAATTTCACTTCTTGTTCTTGTAAGACCTCCAAATCCATAGAAGGAGAAGAGCATTTGCTTCTCATCTGGATTGAAGGATAGAGATTCAGCAACACCACTGAGTTTTCTAATTGATCCAGATCCAGTGTAAGGTCTGCTACGAGCAATATCACCATTTCCATAGACTCTGAATAGAGATGGAATTGAAGTAATATCAACTGAGAATGAATCTGCTGCTCCAGCAAAGTTATAAAGTCTTCCGTCTCCTTCAATATCTGGAACATAATGTGTAGTTGCATTACCACTAAGACGTGTAGTACCAGATCCAATATTATTTGGAACCCAAACAATTCTTGAAGTATTACCAAGTCTAAGAGTTCCACCTTCAA